AGGAATGAAAAGAAAAAGGGAATCTATTATTCAAGCCAAAGGAACGAGAGAAAGAAATATACTGGAAAAAAATCGAAAGCAATACTTTGGAGAGCAAATAATCGGAAAATTTAAATCCATTATCCATTGGGATAGTCTTATCCACAGGGAATTTTATGGACGGGTCAGGAGGACAGTTAGAGTTACCTGCGGTAAGTGCTCTACAGATAGATGGTCTGCTTTTGACAACGTTAGAAAACAAATTCGCAAGCCGCGCTATACAGGACTTTGCCAAGGCTGCATAGAAACCTTGACTTGGCCTGAAAGAGGAAGAGAGCGTCCCGAACGCAGAAGAACAACCGAGCATGGATATGTTAAAGTTTATGCCCCTGAGCATTCGATGGCACATCAAAACGGAGAACTTTATGAGCATCGATTGGTTATGTCTAAAATTTTGGGTCGCCCTCTTACGATACTTGAGCATGTCCATCATAAAAACGGAAACAAAGAAGATAACCGTCCAGAGAATCTTGAATTGGTTCCATCCAATGATCATGTGCTTATCACAATGATGGAGCAGAGAATTAAGTCTCTTGAATCTCTTCTTTCTGATCATCATATTCAAATTCCTCCGTTGTCCCATAAAAATCCTCAATGCTCTTGAATTCAACGGGCGGGGTCTCTTTCTCTTGCTCAGGCGTAAGACAGAGCATTTTGAAACTGAGTCCAGGCTGAATCTTGTCCGGCCCTATGGTCTGCGCATCTGGCTGCATGGGGACCCCTACGAGCGAGTATTCCAGCAGTTCCCACTTTTTGACGAGGCGCGTTTCCTCTCCGCTGTCTTTGTCCCTCTGCATCTCGAATGTGATAGGACGCCATCCGATCGACCAGGAGCCCATGAAACCTTGGGTTGTCTTCTGGAAAAGTCTCTTGCCGATATCGTCCGGGTAGAACTGCGTCCTCGCAACAATTCCCTTGCGCCCTTTATATTCTCCTTTCCCGATTGATAATGGCTTGGCAATAGGTTCCTGCCCCATAGGTCCATAGCCGTGCGTATGCAAAACCACGGGCTTACCCTCCATGATCATCCCATCGGCCAGGAGGATGTCGCCACCACGGTCCCTCCTCTCCGTGCTTATGAAATGCTCGACGGTGAGTTCTTTTTCGTCCCACGCTTTTAATTCTGGGACAAAAGTCTTTTGCTCGATATTCATATTCATGTTGACCTCCTTATTTTGCATGGTCTTCGCTTACCCTTCTTCAAGACCCGTCTTTTTTGATCTCATACAGCGTCCCATCCATCATCCTGACCGTGCTTCTCGGAACGAGCATCTTCGTGGGCACACGGAGAACCCTGCCCGCCTTCTTGCGGCATTCGGCCTGGATGCGCCTGTAGTCGGGCTTGCTAGGTTCCATTAGAATTTCAAATCCACATCCCATCCATTCAGGGTCTTTATTTTCCCCAACACATCCTCCCTGAACCGAACTCAATGACGGTCTCAAGAAAGTCTATCGGGCAAAGCGCATAGACATCCCTGGTGGTCAACCCAGGAAGGATGTCTTCTTTTCTGGCATCTCGGGTTTCGTCGTTTTCGGGTTTGTTTTCCATTATCTGTCAACCTGAGAGAAGAACATTGAACACCGGCAGCCAATATTTTCCTCGGCCAAAGATCCACCGCCCGGGTGTAGCATAGTATCGGCCCCTACCTCAAATTCCTCGTCCATGGGTATCCCGTCGCTGGAATATCTTTCGTCGGCTATTGTGTGCGTTTCCCGACAGGCGTTATCTCGGGCCGATAGCCAGTGCTTAATAAGATCCTCTTCAAGACCCATTTGACTGACCGCCTCGAGCTCTGAGCGGTTCATAGCCGGGAGAACCTCAGTGCGTGCAATTAAAGGCGCTCGGTACTTGTCATAGCTGTCGAACTTCTCCCGCAGCGTCCCGGCGATCGTCGCCACGGGCTGCCCGGCAGCATAGCCCTCGCGCAGAATGGCCTCTATGTCGTCGAAGGTCGTGCCCGACACGGACCGCGAGAACGTCCGCATGCGGCTACCCAAATACTTCTCCACGGCGGGGTCGTTCACATTGAACTCGAATTCAATCTGCTTGGCCTCTCGGTCGTCGCCATCGCCCTTGACGGTGTGCAGAAGGTCCCGGACCCGCTCGTCCCCGTGCTCCTTCATGATCGTCTGCAGGACGGGAGTGAACCGCTCAACGAGGGCCGCCGCCTCTTTTTTCTTGTCGATGTTGATCGCCCGGATGTTGGCCTTGTTCTTGCTGAGGTGCTGCTCGACCTTTTGGCGGGACCATCCGGCGTACTGTCCCAGAATTTTGTTCCCCTCGCGGTTCAGCCGCTTTACGACTTCCTCACCTTGGGCCTGGAAATACTGCCGCATGGGTCGCAGGAAAAGCCCCTCCAGCTTTTCGCTCTTCTTTGCGAACACTTTCCAGTGGATGTCCTTCCGGGCTGCGGTCCAGTATTCCAGGTTCAGGGCTTTGTGAAGATTGGCCCCCGGCCAGGTCTTCCCCCCGCCGTTTCCATCTCCAGGTTGCGGGGCGGGTTCCGCCCCCGCTTGAATCATGGTCATCGGCATCCAGGGGCGGGTGCCATCATAGGTTGTGGCAGGACCCATGCCCAACCTATTCCGTTCATCATCAACCACGGTCACAAAATTCTGCAGTCGGGTCTCCATGGCTTTTAACTCAAACTCCTGATCCTCCACGCTCGGAAGTTCAAAATCGCAGGTCAACCCCTCGTCGTATTCAGGCAAGAGGAAAGTCTCAATGCTTTCCTCGATCAAGAGACATTTGGGAGTGAGGCATTCGCGGATGAAGGTGCGGTCTAACCCCTGCATCGACGCTCGGTTCACATCGTCAACCAGCCCAATTTTTCCCGGCGATAAGTCAAACGATGTAATCAGTTTGTCTCTGGCAAACTTCGCAACGATATCAATCATGGCCTCCCGGCCGGTCTGAGAAAGCTTGTCAGCCTTCAGCCCTGAATGGGTGATCAGCGTTTCTCCAGCCTTTATCGCCCCAGCGAACTGCTCGTTGATCTGGTCCCTAAGTTCTTTGACTTGACTTGGGGAGAGCCTTTGCTCTGTGGTCAGATGCATCCCAGGGACCGCCTGGTGGCGGAACAATGCGGCCTGCTGTTGCATGAGGAAAAGATCTATATCATATGGGTAAATCTGGGCCATCAGTGGAGACATACCCTGGAACGGAGAGGCAGGGTGAGGATAGCGGATCATGAAAACGTCTTGGGGAATGAACTCCTTGTAAATATCTCCATCCGTATATTCCCAGAACTCAAGGGTCATATCGGACCTGGCCTTCGCCCGGATTTTTGCATATTTCGTCAGGGGCAATGGGTAAATCTGCCTGGTCACCCCTAAGCGGTCCCGAATTTTCAGCCAGCCACAAAGACCACCCAGTTCAACACGAATCATAGTTTCGTACCAAAGAACCATCCGGACCATAAGGTCGTTCGGGCGGGACATGAGCTGAATAAATGGGTGATCAAATATCTCCTCTTTGATCAGGTTCTGGTTCTTCAGGAAGTACTCCCGGTCCCCATCGGTCTTCTGCTTGCGGTAAAGCGATTTCCACTGAATGTCGCGGATGACCTTACCGGTCTGCTTGCTGCGGTAAATGAAAAGGCCGAGGGGGATCATGGCGACAGACTTGGCAATTTTGTCGATGCATGTATATACATAGCTTTTGTATGCCTCCACGAGTTGCCACCACTCCCGTTCCGGGATTACCCCGCCCGCTCCGGTGCTCGTGTAGTAGGCGCTGACGATCGGGGAGCCCTGAGGAGTCTCCTGGACCCTGACCGAACGGGCCTTGACTACTGGATGGCTTTGTCTTGAGTTTAGGATCTCCAGAATCCCCGCGGCCATTTATGCGCCTTCCTCCCTCTCGGCGAAGTGCTTTTCAAGGAACTGCTCGAGGTCGGCTATGTTTGAGAATACGAAAATGTCCCTGAGCTTTGTCAGGTCATTCACGTCCTTTGGAGACAGAATGAACCCGTTGGCCACCCGCTCGACAGCGATCGCTTCGCCCTTCGACATCAAGCTCGCCCTCCTCCAGCGAAGAATAAGCCTGGCTCCCCAGAAAATAAATCCGTCATCACCCATACCAAGGCATCCATCCTGTTGGGGGAATCATCCCCGGGGATCCAAAGGCACATCTCATCCTCCAGGGCATCGAATTTCCCCACATGATGGACCTTTCCCTGCTCATATCTTGCGGAGAT